ACAGGTCAAACTGCCAGATGGCGTTTAACAGCCAAATTGTGGTCGGCGACTACGTTAACGGCAACATCTACGCTTTTGACTTGGATGTGTACGCTGACAACGGCAGCATCCAAAAGTGGCTACGCTCATGGAGGGCATTGCCGTCAGGCCAAAACAACCTCAAGCGCACAGCCCACCACACCCTGCAACTTGACGCTGAGACAGGCGTAGGGCTGGGCATCACGCCAGGGTATGACGCAGAAGGCATCCTTACTGAGTTGGCAAACGTCCCAGCAGCAGGGCCAAGCTACCAACTGATTGCTGAATTCAATTGGGAGTATCTGGCAACCGAGTCGGGCCTTGAGATCATCACCGAACCATCCTTGGGCCTGCCGGGTGAGAACTTGGTGACTTTTGCCTACACCGGCCCAGACATTGACGGTGCGGATATTGTCACCGAGTCATTCCCAGCCACCCCAGGCTATGACCCGCAAGTCATGCTCCGTTGGAGCGACGATAGCGGTCACACTTGGTCAAGTGAGCATTGGACAAGCATGGGCAAGATTGGTGAGTACGGCTACCGCACGTTTTGGCGGCGGCTTGGTTCGTCCAGAGATCGGGTGTACGAGGTCAGCGGCACTGACCCAGTAAAGATTGCCATCATGGGCGCTGAGTTGGTGTTAAGTCCAACATCAAGCTAGTATGGCAAACGTCACCCAAATTCCTGCGCCTCGGGTTGCATTTACGCAAGACGGGCAGATCACGACCCAATGGTTTCGTTGGCTTAACAACGTCTATACCATCACCGGCTCTGGCCTTGGCATCACGCCAGTAATCAACGGCGGCACGGGGTTGGGCACGATTCCGACCAATGGGCAGCTGCTGATCGGTAACGGCACGGGCTACTCGCTAAACACTCTGACTGCTGGTACAGGCATCACTGTGACCAATGGCGCCGGGACGATAACCGTGGCCTCCAGCGGCCTGACAAGTTTTAGCGCAGGCACAACAGGGTTTACGCCCAGCAGCCCTACAAGTGGCGCGGTGGTGCTGGCAGGCACATTGGTGATAGCCAACGGCGGCACTGGCGCTACGACAGCCGCAGCAGCCCGAGCCAACCTGGGTGCTGGTACAGGCAATGGCACAGTGACCAGCGTAGGCGGCACTGGCACGGTTAACGGCATCACACTGACAGGCACAGTCACTACTGCTGGCAACCTAACCCTTGGCGGTACGCTAAGTGGGGTTAGTCTGACTACGCAAGTCAGTGGTATCCTGCCCATAGCCAACGGCGGGACGGGTACTTCCACTGCTGGGGTTAGCGCCACAATCGTGACTGCTAAACTGACCGCACTAGGCGCAGACGGCAGCATGACTTTTACAAACGGTTTGCTTACAGCGCAGACTCCTGCGACTTAGGTTGGGTAACAAGGAGAACGATTATGGGTTGGGGTCAACTATTAGGCGGTGCAGCAGGCTTTGTCCTTAGCGGTTTTAATCCAGCAGGCGCTTTAGCTGGCGCTGCTCTTGGCGGCGGTCTTGACGAGGCTACAGGCGGTGGGCAAACCGGCGCTGCGCGTGAGGCGGCGCAGATTGCAAATGCTTCTAGCGACCGTGCTTTGGCGTTGCAACAGCGTATGTACGATGAAAGCATTGCTAGGCAGCAACCGTACTATCAAGCAGGCGTCAATGCGCTTCCAGGCTATCTCAAAGGCATAGCCGCAGGAGGCGAGTATGTTCGGCCTTTTACGATGGCTGACTTTAATGCAGACCCAGGTTATGCGTTTCGGTTGTCAGAAGGCCAAAAAGCACTTGACCGGCAATCTGCTGCCCGTGGCGGTCTGATTTCTGGTAGTGCTTTAAAAGCCGCCCAACGTTATGGGCAGGAAATGGGTACGCAAGATTATGGTCGGGCACTCCAAGATTTCTATGGACGACAAGAAGTTGCGCGAAATGCCGCCGCTGGTGTAGCTGGCTTTGGCCCGACTTCCAATGCACTAGCAGCCACAGCAGGGGAAAGACTTGTAACTGGCTCTGCCCCACTCATGCAAAACCAAGGCTATAACACTGCCAATGCTATGCTGGCTGGGGAACGCGCAAGACAATCGTCCTACGGCGACATAGGAAAAGTCTTTGGGTCTGGTGGGTTTAGCAATATGTTTGGAAATTATGGGCGTTCTCAAGGCCCGGTATCAATGCCAGGGTACGGCGGTATGTACGATCCTGCTTACATGGGGCGCTAATCATGGCACTTAATTTTGGACTTCTTGACCAGGGTGGCCCGACAAATTTCTTTGAGGGCTACTCGCAAGGCCAAGAGAAAATGCAGGCCAATGCAATGGCCCAGCAGAGAGCAGCGCAGGCTCAGCAAGAGTTTGGTATGCGCCAGCAGGAGTTTGCCGCTGGTCAGGCTGATAAACAACGGGTTGCCAAAGCTGCGGTAGTCACGCAAAAAACAGCTTCTGCAAGGGACGCGCTACTTCGCGCCCCGACAGCGGCTGATGCCCGTAGGATTGTGGAGATGCAGTACGCAGACCCAGACCTTGGCCCAATTAGAGGCCGCTTTGGTTCTTTGGCGCAGGCTTTGGCTGAAATTCCAGAAGAGGCGAGTGCGTTTCAGCAATACAAAGAACAAGAAGCTATGGGCATGGAAGAGTTTCTTAAACAGCAAGGTAGTAATAGAGCCTTTACCACTGCTATGGGCGGCGCTCCGCAGACTAACGCTATGGGCGTTGCGCCTACTAACGCTATGGTTGCACCGGCAATGTCAGGCGAACTGCAAAACAAGTTGGGCCAACGTGAACGGTTGGCAATGCTTGCGGATCAATCGCCCCAAGTTAAAGCCACTATTAACCGGTTAGATAGCGATATTGCTAGGTTGGTTGAAGAACAAAAGCCAGAACCTGGCTTTACTTTAAGTGCTGGGCAAATACGTTATCCACGTGGGTATACGGGAGTTGCAACTGCTCCAGCGGCAGCGCTAACGGCATCGGCTGTACCCCCATCTGTAGCAGAATATCAGTTTGCTAAAACTGCTGATGGCGGCAATTTTGTAGGCTCTTACCAAGATTTTGTTAAGGCAAAAGCTGACGCTGCTAGAGGGCCAACTCCTGTTGCTGCACCACCGGCACTACCAGCATCAGTACAAGAATATGAATACGCTAAAACCGTTCCCGGTGGTAGTTTTGTAGGTACATATCAAGATTTTGTAAAAGCCAAAGCTGATGCCGCTAGAGCGCCAGCGCCAATTTCTGCCCCACAAGCATTACCCCAATCTGTAGCTGAATATAATTTTGCCAAAACTCCAGAAGGCGGTGGTTTTGTAGGAACTCTTACAGACTTTATGCAAGCTAGAGCAGAAGCAACAAGAGCGCCAGCGCCAATTGTTGCGCCGCAAGCACAACCGGCTTCTGTGCTTGAATATAACTTTGCAAAAACTCCTGATGGTGGTGGTTTTGTAGGTACATACCAAGACTTTGTGCAGTCTAAAGCAGAAGCTGGTCGAGCGCCTGTGCCAATTACCGCACCGCCAACTAAAGTAGCCGAATACGAGTTTGCCAAAACTCCTGCCGGTGGCAATTACAAGGGTACGTATACACAGTTTCTTAACCTTGGTAAGAGTGAGGGTGGTGGCGGTGCTGGTGGGGCGGCAGGCACTGGAACGGTTGAAGTTGTTGATCCAAAAGACCGCACAAAAACTATTATTGTTACCAAAGCAAGGGCTGTAGCCGAGGGCTTGACCCCAGCCAAAGCAATTGAAGGCTTAACGCCGCAGATGCGACAAAAGCTAGAGGCTAGTTATCCACAAGCAACAACATCGTTAAGAGGCCATCAAAACAAAACGACGTTGTTTATTAAAGACCTTGAGGCTTTGCGAGATAGTGAAGGACTTGACTCTGTTACTGGGTTTGCAGCGGGAAGAGCGCCGGGTCTTACGGACGCTGGTCGCCGAACCGTGGCGCTGTACGACAAAGTAGTTGCTAAAGGTGGTTTTCAATCACTGCAAGATATGCGTGATATGTCTAAAACTGGTGGTGCGTTGGGCAACGTATCTGACAGAGAAAATACACAACTTAAAGCATCATTTGCAGCCATAGATAGAAAACAAAACGCAGCCGATGTTCGAACTGCGCTTAACGATCTTATCAAGGAACTTCAAGGCGGTTTGGGAAGGTTACAAGACGCTTATGACTTGACCTATGAATACAAAAGAGGGAACGCTGCGCCAGCAGCAGGCGGCGTAGACGCTAATAATCCGCTCTTGCGCGGCAAGTGAGAGTACAAAATGGCTGATCTAACATCAATTCTCACTGACCCAAATTACGTTAACGCAAACGAAGCCACTAAAGCGGCTATTTTTGACAAGCTGGCTCCTCAAGACCCAAATTTTTCAAACGCAAATCCAGAGACACAAGCAGCTATTCGCAGTAAATTTGGTTTACCTTCTTTTCAAACCACAGAAGGCGGGGCTGCTTTTGGCAACCCAACGGCAGAGCGAAAGTACGGTGGTCCGAAAGACACTAGCCGTATAGACCCATTGACCGCCATAGGCGGGGCTGGTGCGTTTGGCACTGCTATGGGTGTGGCAGCGCCTGAAATTTTGCAGGGCTTGTCAACCGCAACTAGAACTGTGCCTTATTTGGCTCCCGTCAGTACTGGGCTAGGCATCATGGCCCAAGGCGCAAGGCAAGCAGGTCGGCTACCCGGCGCGTTTAGTGGCGGCGTTAGCGGTCTGTCCAGCGAAACAGCAGGGCAAGTTGCTGAAGGAATGGACGCCAGTGACCCAGTGCAATTTGCAGCTAGACTTTTTGGCGGCGCTATAACTCCCGAAATACTGCCATCAGCTTTAAAGTTGCTTGGATTTACTGGGTCTATGCTTATCCCAGAAAAAGCTACATTTTTTCTACGCAATCTCTACGATAAAGTAGTTCAAGGAAAAGCAACGCCAAGTGAGTTAAAGCAAATTGCTGACGTACAGTCCAATCTTATGGGCGATCAAGTCCCCGGCAAAGCCATGCAAACTTTTGGCGAGGGAATGAAATTGGGGTCTGCGGAAACAAGGGCTGCTGGTGTTGCAAGAGCGGCTGAACTGCACTCATACGCCGCGCAAGTGGCGCAAAACGCTCGTTTTGCAGCAGACGCAGAATTGGCAAAAGTGCCTGGACAACGCGCCAACATTGAAACGCAGCAGGCGTACCTTAAAACACTTCAAGATCAAGCGCGAAGTGCTGGGTTAAGCACAGTCAGCACGATTGGTGAGAACCGGCCTTTAGCTGTCATAGGCGGCGAGTTACAAAACGCTGCGGCTAAACGCCAAGGCGACTTAGAAGCTGCTGCGTCTACGGCATACAAAAATACTAAAACTGAAGTGGACGATATTGTTTCTGGTTTAGAAGCAGCAAATAATTCAGTCACTGATTTACTTTCATACAAAAAATTAGTAGACCGTCTAAAAGCCGAACTAAAGCCCGGTGTTCACTCTCCAGATGTGGCTAGGGGCTACCAAAAGATACTTGACCAAATCACCGTACCAGCAAAAATTGGCGAGGCTCCCGTAGCGTTTCAACCTGCTGTTGGCGGTGGTGTTGTGTCTGTCAGAGGCCCGGCTAAACCACCAGAAAAACCCACCTTCCAAGCCATTGACGATGCTAGGCGTATGCTGGGCGAAGCGTTTAGAGGCGAGGCAGATGAAGGTTACAAAGCCATTGGTAATGTGGCGCAAAAAGAATTTTATGGCCTAGTGTCTCAAGTCCAGAAAGATTTTGCTGGTGACACTCAGACTCGGCTGCTGACTCAATACGCTGATTCGCGCCCAGGCTTAGAAGTCTTTGGGTCTAAAGCCGGTACTAAATTAACCGGCCTTGACAAAGGTGCGTTGACGCAGTTTGCCAGCGACCCGTCAAAGATACCGGCTGCGTTTTTCTCAACGCCAAAAATGTTTGCATCTTTGGTGGAACTGGTGGACGACAAAGCGTTGGCAACGCAAGCTGCCCAGCAGTATGCGGCTAACCAATTGGCGTCCAAACAAACAGCCAAAGAAGTTGGCACTTGGATGACAACCAACCGTGAATTTTTAATTGCTGTGCCAGAGGTAAAGGCATCGGTAATTGCTTACCAAAACACGCTGCAAAACAGCGAACGGGAAATAGCCAACATAGGCGCAAAAATCAAAGGGCTAAACCCACCGTTGAACGCTCTGGCTCCAGAAGCAAAAGCAGCCGCCAACAAAATGCTGACTGAGGGCCGTGCTGGTTCTGCAACGCTTACCAAAGAAGCTGGCGCAGTGAGTAGCAAATCTGCGGCATTGGCAGATCAAATTTGGAACAGCAGTTCTGCGGAGTTAAAAAATGTGCGGGACGCCATTAATGGCGGGGACATAAATAGGTGGTCGGCTATTGCCCCCATCATAGAGCGTTCGCCAGATGCAAAAAAAGCAGCTTTTGATGCCGTGCGCCAAGTTACGTCAGAGATGGCAACTGGGCCTGGGGCTATCCAAAAGTTTAATGAGCAGATGCGCCCTGCGTTAGAAAAGTTTGGTATGCTAAGTAAGGCAGAGGCAGACTACATATCCGCAGAGTTAGCAAAAATCAACGCTAAACCAGGGTCTGATGTTGAGAAATTAGGATTGATTCGGCGGCTCATACTGCAAGGCGTAGCCGGGTACGCCAGTTCTGCTGCTGGGCGGCTTGGTGCAGCAGGGTTCAGCTTTGCTAGTGACATTCCAGGGCAAAACAGCATAGCACCTAAAGCCACCAACCAAAACGCAATGACAAGATGACACCAGAAGACCGCTCCCTGCTGATCTCCGACCTGCTCGTTGCGCTCAAGAGCAGCGACACCTGTCTCGACAGAGAGGAGCAGCAGTGGGTGAGAAACGCCATCAAAGCGCAGAACGACATGGAGCGGCTGCGGAAGGCCATCATTGAGAAGACGCTCGCCGGTCTGATCTGGGCGGCTATTCTTGGCGTGGCCTATCTGTTTGTAGACTTCCTCCGAAACCACGGGCTGAAGATATGAATTACTACCTCAATGCCTTCAATGAGATGTTGCGTAAGCGGCAGGAAAACCAGATGGGGCGCGGTGGTGGACAGATGATGGGCGGCGGTGGCAATGAACGCATGACCAGCCCTTTTGACACTATGTCCAACGCTCAAAAAGCAGGTTACTACAGCGACAACCCTACGATGGCGGCGATCACGCAAGGTTTGCAGAAAGGGTTTGGCGCGACCAGCTACGGGATGCTGCAAAACGCAATGTATCCAGACTTTGTAAGGGAACAGCAAGCAATTGCTCAAGGCTTTCCAGACGTAGAAGCCTACTCTGGGTCAAGAAACTTTGGTCAAGAAAGCAACCTACCAGCCGAGGGTGTTGTTAGCCCAGGGATGCCACAGTCTAAGGGTATGTTTGAGTCTTTGTTGAGCAATATTCTCCCCAGTTCCAATGTAACTTTGGATCCAGTGCCTTTTGAAGATCGGACACCATCACTTACGCCAGCAGGAATTGAAGCAGCAAACATTGCTGGTGGCTACGGCAACAACGAAGGATATGGTGCAGGCTTTGGTGGCCCTGACACTTCCAACAGCTTTGGTGAAGGCGAATACAACCAAGGCGGCATGGTCAACGCCCAGCACCTAATGGGCCGCGCTCCTGCGCCGGACGATGGCTACGGGGCGCTACAGGGCGGTGAGTACGTCATTACCAAGGCGGCGGTGGAAAGGTACGGCAAGGCAATGATGGACGCTATCAATAATGGCACTTTCCGCTAATCATGGAGTTTATAGAGGCACTGGCGAAGGGTTGGCCCATGCTGCTGGCGCTGATAACGCTCATCATTGTGCTGGCTAAGATGGACATCAAAATTGCTGTGTTGGAAGAAAAGGTTAAATCTTTGTTTGAGATATTTAATAGGAAAGACAAATGAGCAAAACCAAACCACACTACCTGCCCAGCGGCAAACTGCACAAAGGCGAAACCCACAAGGCTGGCACTGTCCTGATGACAGGGGCAAAGCACACGCCAGCCAGCAAGCCATTGACACATACGCCGCCAAAGAAAAAATGAAAGCCAAGCTGACTTTTGCTGTGACGCTGATGGTGAGCCTAACGCTTTGCGTTGTTGTGGTTGGTATGGTGGCGGTGCTGATGATCGGCTTGTTTGACGAGAAAGTAGACAACAGCGAAATCTTTAAACTGATTAGCCCAGCTTTCCAAACGATTGTTGGCGGCTTTATCGGGCTGCTGGCTGGCGTCAAGTTATCACACGATGATGAGGAGCAAAAATGATTGGACTAGACGCAATTCTTGGCATCGGCGGCAAGCTGATTGATAAGCTGATACCCGACCCCGCTGCCCAAGATGCGGCGCGGCTAGAGTTACTCAAGCTGCAACAGTCGGGCGAACTGGCGGCAATGACTGCTCAGACCGAAATCAACAAGGCCGAGGCCAGCAACCCGTCTGTGTTTGTCAGCGGCTGGCGTCCAGCAATTGGCTGGGTCTGCGCCCTAGCGATGGGCTACCAATATCTGGCTCGACCGCTGATGGTTGCCTTTATGCCTGCGCTGGCCTTTCCCGGTTTGGACGATAACCTCTGGCAACTAATGATGGGGATGCTTGGCCTGGGCGGGTTGCGAACCTTTGAAAAGACCCAAGGCGTGGCATCCAAGTGACCCCGCATTTCACGCTTGCGGAACTGACCCACACCGACCACCGCAGCCTAGACAACACGCCAACTCAAATTGAGATTAGCAACTTGCAACGGCTGGCGCAGTTTCTTGAGACTGTCAAATCAACGCTGGGCGGCAAGCCGATAATTATTTCCAGTGCCTTCCGTTCCAAGGCCGTGAATGACGCTGTGGGCAGTCGAGATACCTCAAGCCATAGGCTAGGGTTAGCTGCTGACTTCCGAGTGCCTGGAGTCGCTCCTGATGCCGTGGTGAGGGCGTTGCTGCACTTGCCCTATGACCAAATTATCAGAGAGTTTGACGCCTGGACGCACATCAGCATTGCTGACAAGCCCCGGCGTCAGGCGCTCATCATCGACAAGCTAGGCGTGCGGCCCTTTGTTTAGTACCCGGTACGCCTCAATCGCATCCTTGAGGTCGCCTCGCAGTTGCTCTAGCTGATCCTGCTGTTTTTGCATCCGCAGGTAGGCTTCAAGCGCAAACTTGTCCAGTACGGCTCTGTCCCAAGTCGCAAAGGTAGGCGTCATGGGTGTGGGCAATCGTCAGGCACAAAGGCCAGGCAGTGGACGGCGGTGTACTTGCCTGTTGTCTTGACCCAGCGGTCGATATAGGTGTCAGGCATCAAGGCCAAGGAACGACTGACGCCTGTCGGCGTAACCTTCAGCGCAAGCGCAAGTTCCAGAGCAGTCATGCCATCTGGCGCCTGGGCCAAGGCGTCCCTAATCTTTTCTGAAATTACCACGGCGCATCCTCATGGTTTTGCGGATTGAATGGGATGGGCTTGCTTGGCAACGGCTTGGGCAACTCGGTGGGGAAGGGCCAGTTATCCATTGCTTTCCTTCAGCAGTTGCTGCGCCCACAGTGCGCCACCACCAAAAGTCCCATCTGTCCAGACTGCGGTCTGCTTATCCTCGTCAGTCAGACCCTGCCACGGGCGCTGCGTTGCGGGTGGGGTGGTGTAGAGTTTTGTACCCATCGGCAATGCTGGTTCATGCCACCAAGACATTGTTAGGTCTACACCTGTTTCACTTATTACTGTCGCCACCGGCTCCTGCTCTGGCTGTGCAAGGGCGGCTTTCAGAGCGTCGATAGAGGCGTAAACCTCATCCTCATAGTCTGCCAAAATCCATCCGTGCGCGTTGCAGCGCTCAATGCACTCCAGCGCCTGCTGCATCACTTGTCTGTTGGTCATGGTTGGCTCCTTGCTCTGATGCGCTCACCAACTTCTTCGTCCCAGACATTACGGTCGTCAAACATTGCAGCGCAAGCCTCACGCTCATGCTCGGCGACAAGGGCGGCAAAGGCTATAAGTTCTAGGGCTGGCGCAACAGTTACGGTTTTAGAGCCGTCTGGGTGGATAGCGACCACCTTCTCAAACCCAGCCTCCCGCGCCATGCGGATAATGTCATCGTCCCCCGCTGCTCGGCGCTTGGCCTCTGCTTCGATGCGTTTAAACTCGTCTTCCTCTGTATTCATAGCATCCCCCAAATAAATCCAGCCAGCCCTGCAATACCTGTCACGGCAAACAGCACAAGAATTACCGTAGCAATTAAGTGCATTAAATTTGCCAATTCGTAGTCATCATCATCATCCATTTCAACCCCCGCTTGCAAGGGTATGCCTAGGCCACAAGAACGCGCTGCTCTCAACAGCACCAGCATCCTTCAACTCCTCCACCGTCCACGGCTTCAATGGCGTTAGCCGTGTATGCCCGGGTGTAACGAACACTGGCATGGTGTAGTGAGGCAACAGCTTAACGCTGTTGAGGATGAACACCGTGTGTTCGGTTAGTTCTAATTTGTCAGTCATAGCGTCACCTTTCGAGTTTTAAATCCCCTGTGCGTGTAGCACTGCACCGACCCGTCTGCCAACATCTTCCAGCCAGCGTTCTCGCCGCACATCCGCTGGATTTTTTCCTCCACGGTATCCACTCTGGCGTCATGCTCAGACGGGCCGTCGAGCAGGTAGGCCGTGGACATGACCAAGGCCACCAAAGCCGCAGCGACCCAGTTCATGGTTGCCGCCCGTGTTTTAAGATTTCCAACCGCTCCCGGCTGGCGCGTAAGGTGCAGTAGCGTTGATGGATGCGCTCCAGCATGGTCACTCTGCGGTGTTGGGTCTGCTCTTCATCCAGCAACGCCAGCAGGTCGGCCTCGCTGTAGTTGGGCAGTTCACTTTGAAATTTTCGCCAAGTTATCAATTCTCTTCTCCAGTTCAGCGATGCGCGCCACCACCTCGTTG